CATCCCAGTTGTCGGGTTTAATGTCATCCCACTTCTTGCCCTTGAGTCGCGTATCCTGTATGTCAGTACCCACAGGTCGGCCTCGCTGCGTTGCTTTACCGGCATCGACCGTTGAACGCTCCGGCGTCGGAGCGCCGGAACCACGCTCTGAGCGCATGCCTCGGGCACCATCGAGAACAGCCCAACCCTTCGGTGACACGTCAGCCACCGACAGACCTGAGAATCGGTCACGAATAGGTGCGTCGCCCTCCGTCTGACCCCATGACAAAAGGTCACTCAAGTTTCGTGGTGTCATGCCAGCAGGTGTTGGGCGGGAACTACGCAAACCGCCGCCCTTCTTGAAGTTCGATGACTCGTAGACGCCATTGGGCGCGAGCGCTGCAAGATCGATGAAGTCTTTCGCTGCCATCAACTCGTTCGGGAAATCACGGTTTTCATTCCGCTTGGCCATATCATTCATGCCAGCGACAACTCGTCTAGCCAAATCGGCGGGCATCTTGTCGGACGAACCCTGAAGCCACTTGTCGTACTCGGAAATGGCTGGGATCCCCTGCCACATTTTCTTGTTTTTCTCAAGCACACGCCGAATGTCGCCACGCTCGTCGTCGCTGATCTTAAGCGACACGCCACTGTCCGGAATCCGAACATTGCTTCGAGACGACATAGAGTTGATTTGCTTCTTCGCCGGGTCAACACTGCTGTCAACCCACATCCCGTTTTTCGCGCCGTTCTTGATGCGCTCCAAATATTCCGCGGTTTCAAGCAGCGCCCCAGAGTCGTCGTCAGCAATCCCGTAGTTCAAAAGATCGATTGTCTGCTGGAGAGCGGCCCGTTCAACCATGCTGGGACCATCACCCGGATCGATTCCATCGGCGACGTTGTTCAGAAGCCTGCGACTCACCTCGTCGACGTCGGGCCGCTCCGCATACTCGTAAAGAGTTTCGGCATGACGGATTGCGTCTCTTGCCGGGATACCGAGTTGGATGTTTCCGCCGTTGCGACGAGACGCCATGCCTCCTCGACCGCCTGACGGCATTTCCGATCGAAGGGCACTAATTTTACGCTTAGCCTCATCGAGACGCTTGGGGTCAAAGAACGGGTCATTATCCCGGTATCCCCACTTTGGGTCCTTTAGCGATGCGGCAACTTCGTCAAGTTTGCCGATCGCGGATTCTGCCCATTCGCGGTCCTGTTCGGCATATTTGCCGTCAATTTTGGCCTGCTCGATCTCATTGAATGTGTCAATCAGTTCCGCGATTGTGCTGGGAACCATGCGCTCTTCGATTTGGTCAGGGTCAAAGTTGCTTACCATCCACCGATCTGCGGCGCGCACAACATCGTCGGATTCTTGAAGTTGTTCGAGTTCTTCGTCGGACATGCGCAGCGACCGTTGGATTTGCTGCATCCGTTTTGTGATCTCGTCAATATTGTTTTTGCTGTCTTTCTCCCTGTCGGATGCGTCGTACAGCATTTCCTGCACATCTTCGACGTGACTACGAAGACTTTGAATGCGGTCCTCTGCGTCTTGAAGTCGCCCGAGGTCAGAAAGAAAAGAGTTTTCGTACTCTCGGAGGAACTCGTCCACATCTGCGTCGCGATCCTTGACACCCTTGCCATCCATTGCCACGATCAGATTCGCAAGACGTCGACGATCAAGGTCTTTATACGAGCCATCAAGTTTGCTCATCAGCCAATAGTTGTCAAACTTGCTGTTCGGGAAGTCCTTCTTCATCTGCTCAACGATGCTTTTCGCTTCGTCTACCGCATCGTCAATTTCCGCTTCTAGTTGCTTCCGGTCCATTTGGAACAAACGTGATGTGTCCCTTGCCCGGGAGGAGCGCATCCCTTCAGCGACTTCATTTACCGTCGGTTTCGCATCCATCATCCGTGGCTTGGACGGAACTCTGGGCGTGGCAGGACGTTCGAAAGGCGTACCTTCCTGTACCAGACCGTCCTCGTCGCCGTCGATTGCGTTTGGATCGAAACGTGCGGTCAGCCCCCGTAGGGACCTAAGTGCTTTTTTTGAACCACCGCCAAAAAAATGCTTGCTCGCGTTGTGGACCGCATCGACGAAGTCGTCACTCACCCCACCAAGGAACTTGACTCCTTCTTCGGTCACTTCGGCTTGGACGTCGTAATACTCAAGGATCGGATCAAGCGCCGACTTGACGTAGAACGCTTGTTCTGGTGAGCACTCAACCATCGTGTTGTAGTGGGCGTCGGTTTCGAAGCCGGTGTAGGACGTCATGTATTCGAGTGACTTTTCCTCGTCGTCTTCGTCTTTTTCCCATGACTGGAAGACGTTGGCCATTGTTGGCTCGGGTTTCGGGCCGAGGTAGGCGCGGCTCGTAGCGTCGCTTGGCTTGACGCGCATCGGCATCGAAGGCATCTGCTGAGGAACCACGATGTTTGTTGGTTGCATCGGCTCCCACGACATCCTCGGCATGACTCGTTCGGGCTTCCCGAACATGTATTGCGAGGTCTCAACGTCCCAGTGGTACGGGAGGCGGTAGAAACGCTTTGAACCGTCAGGTTTCATCTTGACAAAAACGACAAGATTTTCGGTAGCGGACAGCAACTTGATTGGAGCCTGAACCCGAGAGGCGATTTCCATCTCCAAGTTGTTGCGCTTCTCCGGGCTCAGCGGCCGGGCCTCGCCCTCGGCGAAGATGTCGCGTTGAGGCTCTGGCTTGCGCACGGGGATCATGCGCATCATCATGTGGCCCTTCTCGTCGAAATCGTCAAAATCGACAAAGTCCCACCATGCGTCATCGGACTTCATCTCGACAAACTCCTCTGCGAAATAGGCCTCAAAATCGCTGAAGTCGATGTCGTCGTCGAACCAGTCCGCATCTTTCTTTTTCGCGTTTTCGTAACGGTCAAGAAGGCGGCGTCCCTTCGCAGCAAGTTTGGCTGCGTCGCTAGCGTTCTGGGGAACGGGTTCACCCCAAGCGGCAGCGGAAAGGGCGAGACGGGTCGGCTTGCCGTTTGGCTTCTTCATTGGACCTGACGGGTTGGTGAAGAATCGCGTCAAGAACGAGCCTTTGCGCCGCATCTTTTGCGGAGTGTCGGCAGGCCCCTTGACCCCGGGCTTGAGGTTGGCGCCTTCACTGCGGGCAAAGTGGCGCCTTCCGGCAGCAGTCAGGCCGCCCTTCGGATCTTTAAGTTTCTGCTTGGCGCCTTTGATGGAGATCGTGCCAGTGAGTTGGTTGGCTCCGTGGAGAACTGGGCTGACCTCATAAAGTTCGACTTCTTTGAGCACGTTGGCCTGTTTTGCCGGGTCGAAGACAGCGTCGAGAGTTTTGTAACCGATCGACCATTCCTGCTCAAGACCAAAGAACTGCACGTTGGCGAAAGCCTCGCGACCCTTTTCTGAGTTCAGGTTGAACTGAACCTTTGCGTAGAGTCCGCCGATACCGGCTCGCTTCATCTTCTCTGGAAGCCGCGGATCTGACGCCGGAACCTCATAGATTTCAAGGACTTTACCGATGGGGTCATTCCAGTTGTGGCCCCAAACGACGCGCGGCTTGCGTCGCTTCAGGCTGCCGTTGAAGGCTCCCGGAGCGCAGATGTCGCCCACGCTGTCTTTGTTACCGATCCCGGCGACGAAGCATTCGACGATTCCTTTTGCGGAAACGGATACTTGTCCTGCTGGTGCCGCCTTGAATTCGATGTCGTCGATCTCTGTTTCGGGCATCTTGACGCTCCTTGCTCAAAGTACATCATAAACGACCGGAGCATGGGGCTATTGCAACTATGGGCAGCAAAAGCCGCTATTTACGTAAACTCATCGCCTATTTACGTAAAGTCCAAGCCCGCCTAGCCTCAGCGGCAGCAATCTCGGCTGGCTTCTTGCCCAACAGATGGGCAAAATGGCTGGTCACAGCGGCCTTGAAGACCGTCAAACGGATCTCAGGTGTCGTAATTCCGAGAGAAGAACGGATTTCCCGCTCCAAATCCAATGTGCTCTCATGAATGATCGACTTAATCCTCGCCAGAGCGGCGTTCGCAGCGACAACCATGTCCTCGGTCTGCTCCGCCGACTTTTCGCCGCGCGAATCCCGCATGATCGTCATCAACACAGGACGAATGTCCTCGTCGTACTGCTTCTCCCACACGTCCGTCGGCATAAACATTGAGACGTCTAGCGAGCCGTCAATCAAGGCCTTGCGGCACTTTTGGCCAAACGCCTTCTCGGCCACAACCCGCTGCTGCCTCTCAATCACTCGCTCGACAGTACGCTCCAAAATCTGCGTCCATCGCTCCAAGTCAGAACTGTCAACGGACTTGGTTTCAACGTCACGGAAGGCTGGGTCTGCGAGTTGGCCTTCGGGCATTGGTGCAACTGCCGCCTGCGGCGCGCCCTGCTCGGCAGCGAGAGCACCCTGCATGGTGTTGGGATCAAACTGAGGTCCGGCTGGCGCTTCACCCATCCCTCCGGCTTCTGGCGGTCCGGGTGGCTCTTGTCCGGGGGCGCCGGGGGGCATTCCGGGCATGCCGGGAGCACCGCCACCCATCTGCGCTTCGGGCTTGGGCATTTCTTTCTCGGTGTTGGCGATCGGGGTTAGGTTCGGGTTCATCAGCAGAGAATCCGCGAGATCACCCTTCACCTTTTTCTTGCCGGTCGCGCTCCTGTACTCGTTGGGGCTAATAAGGCCCTGTTGAAGTTCGTTCAGCAGGAACTGTTCGCGCTCTTGCTTGTAGATGACGAGAATTGGAACTTCCGAGGTGTCGAAGTCGATGTAGTGCTCATCATCGAGTTCATCGAGCGCTCGGGCGAGCGGCTCAAGGTGCGGCATCATGGTTTCAATCCAGAAAACACGGATTTCCTCTGCCGCGTTGGAGAATGTTCGTCCGGCAGCGTTGCCGATAACTGACTCCGGAACACCGAACGAGGCGAGAATTTCCTCTTTGGTGATCTGCCGCATCTGGATGTACGCGGCGTCTCGCGGATTTGACGAGGTGTCCACGTAGTCCACGCCGTCTTCCGATGCGATGACTGTGGTTCCTCCGACGCGCCCGAGGTTGCCGCGGAACCGGTTGGAAAGTTCGGCTTTGTCGTCTTCGTCAATGTCGCCCTTGAGGACGAGGAGGCCACCGGGCCGACCGTCGTTTAGCAGGTAGTTGCGGTTGTACAGTTTGGCTAGATTTTCGATTTCGATCGCTACGCCAGCGGACTCCATCGGGGTCATCGACAGGTAGGGGTCCAACGGGTGTGGGCGACGGACCCAGACAACATCGTCGGGTTTCATAATGATTTTGTCGCCGTTGGGCATCAGGACTTCGTATCCGGCCACGAAGTTTCTGGGGTCGGGGATTGGTGCGGTGTGTTGTGGGGGAAGGAGGTTGAGGCCGATCAGCCTGCCGTCTCGCCCGCGAACTTTTTCGATAAATGCGCCCCTTGTGCTCATCAGCAACTGTGAGGAAAGGCGGTAGCGGAACGCGAACGAGTTTTCGCCAATATTGGACTTCGTGTTGAGAATGTCAAGAATCGTAGAGTTCTTGGCCTTCGACTTGGTTACGATCTGACCTTCGGGATCGTTGTCCTTGCGCAAAATAATTGGCAGGCGCGCTTGGTTTCCGGCGATCGCATCGATGCAGCGAGACACCCAAACAACTTTCGCCATGCCCTCCCGGTAGGCGCGCTCGATATCCCACGGATCTCGGTATGCTCGACCCGCATAGTTCGGGTTGTTCGCGATAGGTGCGCCAACTCCGACTCTCGCCGCCTTGCTGGCGCTGTTGCCGCCAAGCGACTTATTTTCCGTTGAGTTCCAAGCCATACTTACTCAAGTCCCAGCAAGAAGCCGAATATGCCGCTCGTTATGCCAGCGACGACCAAGCCCCAACCCGCCGAGGGGGCGACAAGAGCAACACCTACGCTGGTAAGCACTATAAATAATAGCATTAGAAGGTTGACAACTCTTGAGCGTGGAAGCATTTGCATCAACTTCTCGGTCAACCGCATTTTGGGTCTCGGCATGGTGACAACATAGCGCAGTCCACTACGTTATTCTAGTAACAACCGATCGAGGCAGATATGAAAGAAAAAAATTGGAACGAGGTCCTCAAGTACCTTGAGCCCAAAATGTCCGAATTCTGCCCAGAGACACCATCCCTGACGCAAAAAGTCTTCCTTCGGACCTACGCGCTCGAAGCCCTCTTTGGCGGTGCGGCTGGCGGAGGCAAGTCCTCAGCCCTCTTGATGGCCGCCCTTCAATATGTCGATGTCCCCGGATACAGTGCGATCCTGTTCAGGCGTACCTACGCTGACCTTGCCCTCCCGGGCGCCATCATGGACCGCTTCCAGTCGTGGATCGCGAACCAAGACGACGTCAAGTGGAACGCCAATAACTATACGGCCATGTTCCCATCTGGCGCCAGAGTCTCGTTCGGCTACCTGAACAACCAGCAAGACTATTTGCGCTACAAGGGTGCCGAATTCCAGTTCATCGGAATGGACGAGGTTACCGAAATCCGCGAGTCCGACTACCGGTACCTGTTCTCCCGTCTCCGTCGTCCAGCGTCCGGGCCACTCGCAAAAGTTCCGCTCCGCATGCGCGCCGCATCCAACCCTGCCCCCAACTGGGTGCGTCAACGGTTCATCGTTGAAGGCAAGGAAACCGGCCGGATTTTCGTTCCGTCCAAGTTGACAGACAACCCGGGCATCGATGCTGACTCGTATCGTCAGGCTCTGACCGCACTGGACCCGGTTGAGCGACGCAGACTCGAAGAGGGCGACTGGTGGTCAACGACGCTCGGATCGCTTTTTGAACGGGAAAGCATCGTCGTGATCGATAGCCATGAGGTTCCGCAGATCAGTTCCGCTGCGCGAGCCGTTCGATTTTGGGACTTGGCGGCCACCGAACCGTCGCAGTCAAACCCCGATCCCGACTGGACCGTTGGGACACTGATGCTCTTCGATCAAGGGATCGCCTACGTCCTTGACGTGCGCAAGGCGCGAGTAAAAGGTGAAAAAGTCGAACAGTTGGTGGCCCAGACCGCCTATGAAGATGGTCATGCGGTGACGATCCGGATGGAACAGGAACCCGGCTCGTCTGGCAAGGCATTGTGCGACCAGTACGCGCGGTACGTGGTCCCCGGCTACGACTTTCAGGGCATCCGAGCCACGGGCGACAAAGTGACTCGCGCCCGACCGTTTGCCGCTGCGGTTGCAAATGGAAATGTTAGGTGTGTAAGATCACCGTGGCTGACGGATTGGCTCGACGAGTTGTCGTCCTTCCCTGAGGCCGCAAACCACGACGATCAGGTTGACTCGGCGGTCGGTGCGTTCACGCATCTCACCGGCCTCGGGTTGCCGCAGCGTAAAAGAGTCGCTATCGTAGTCTAGAACCAATCCAAACTCCGCCTACTACTTGGAGGTATTAATGACAACCACTGCTATTGACGACGTCCGCACGCTTCGAAAGTTGCTGATGGCGCTCGACGAACAACTAAACGTCTTTTTGTCGTCGGAACCGACGATCGAAGAAGCCGCCGACATGTTCTTGGAAGTCAATCTCGCGAAGCGAGACATGTCGTATCTATATGGCGCCCTCGAAGCAAAGATGGTTTCGTTGATGGGCGAGGACATGCTCACGCTCCGCGACGGTGCCGAAATCGAACGCAAAGTGGCGTCAAGCCGCACGAAGTGGCAGCACAAGGACATCGCATCAGCGGTCGCTGATCGTATCGTGCAGTCATCGGTCGACCCCGACACCGGTGAGATCGTCGCATCACCGCGAGACATCGCCGAAAAGATGTTGGATTACGTCCAACCGTCGTACTGGCGCGCCACAAAACTCAATGAGATCGGCATCAACCCCGATCATTACTGCGAATCCGAACTCAAAACCAGCATCATTGTCAGAAAGGGCAACGCATCGTGAGCCTGCTTAACCAGTTTTCAGAACCCTTCCCCAAGGAGGTCGAAAGGGTTCTCAAGAAGGGCGGCACGCCCCTCACCTACATCCCCGTCAGTGAGGTCATCACTCGTCTCAACAAGGTGATGGGTCCAGATAATTGGACGTCTGAAATCATCCGATGCGAGCGTGATTCGCTGGACCCCGATTTCATCGTCGCTCACGTCCGGCTCGTTCTCACGTTTGAAGACGCTGTCGGGTTCCAGAAGGTCGTTGCCAAGGATGGTTTCGGCGGCCAAAAGATCAAGCGTACGAAGAACGGTGACATCGTTGACCTCGGTGACGAATTCAAGGGTGCCGTGTCAGACGCACTGAAGAAGGCCGCCCAGCAGTTGGGCATCGGCTTGTATCTTGCTCGTTCCGAAGAGGCTCTTGCCATCGACGAGGAAGAGTCAAAGCCACCGATTGACGATGCGATCGTCGGGCTGTGGACGACATTCCTCGATCACACCAAGGGCATGGATGCCGACCAAAAGGCCGAACTTGGCAACGTGTGGAATGAGTTTTCTGACGGTGCTCCCAAGCCGACGCTGGACACTGCGACTTCAGAAGATCTTGACTTCCTGATCGCCGAGTGTGTCCGCATCAAACTCGGTGGGGAGTGGGTCGAGTCGACTGATGACTGAAGCGCTCGCTCCACCTCCACACTTGTCGCCATCCTCAATGGGGACGTTCAATCAGTGTCCCCAAAAATTTAAGTACAGCAAGATCGATCTGATTCCAGATCAGCCGACAGAGGCAACCCTCATGGGCAACTTTGTTCATGAGGTGTTGGAATACTTCTACGCGATGCCTCCAGAGGAGCGTGTCATCGGCGCGCTAAAAAACCTTGCTTCTTACACTTGGCAGCACAGCAACTGGCTGGAGCGGGTCGATCCGTTTGTTAGCGGTGACGAAAACATTCTCATGTTCCGATGGAAATCATGGTGGTGTCTCGAAAACATTTTCAAGGTTGAACAACCAGAAGATGTCGATGCCACACACATCGAATATGAACTCAACGGTGAACTTGCAGGCGTCACCCTGAAAGGTTTTATCGACCGATTTACTGTTGGTGACTCGGTCGTCATTTCCGATTACAAGACCGGCAAAACACCGCATGCACGTTGGGTTGACGACAAGTTTCTACAACTCCGCATTTATGGTTCGCTGGCAATTGCTCTTGGCCTTCCGGCACCAGATTCGTTGCAGTTGTTGTATCTCAAAGATGGAACCAAGTTTGAGGTTCCATTCACCGATAGCGACGTAAGTGATACCATTACTTACGTTACTAATACTAAAAATGCGATTGATGAAGCATGTCAAACGCATGAGTTTGAAACACGCCGAACACGACTCTGTGATTGGTGTGCGTACAAAACAATTTGTCCTGCTTGGAGGTAGCAGTGATTTCCGATGACATTTTTGCGCAAATGGTTGCCGAGGAAGTGAAAAACAAACTGGCACCATCGCAGCGCAACACGCTTCTCCAGCAGGAGAACTGGGACAGATGGCGAAGAGCATTGCTTGCCCTTGTAGAAAATCTCAATGGGCAAATCGAATCCCTTGAGGCTGACGCAGAGTCCGACGCTAGCCGATATGAGGCTTTGGGTCGCGACGGAAAGCGTCTTGCTGAAACCGCCGCCGCCGCCTATTCGAGTCGCATGAACAAGATCACTCGTTTCAAGTTCTACGTCGAAAATCGTCTCAATCAAGTCGAAAGCATGATTGAGGGTGGTTCTGCGATGGAAGGAAACGACGTCGAGTTTTATCGCAAAGCAATTCGTACTCACCGGGAACTTCTGGAGGAGTACGACATGGAGGCGACCACGATCGATCAAGCCCTGTGGGCGGTCCTTGACCAGCGCTGGGAATTCGATTCGATTACCGCGCCATGAAGCGCACGCCGCTCAAGAGAACAGGGTTTAAGCGGAATCGAAGCAAGAAGCGTGAAGCCCAATATGTCGAGCGTCGACAACTGGTAGAGAGAATGCTCGCCGAACGCCCACACTGCGAGGCGTGCCCGGTTTTTGCGAAACATGATCAACGCTCAACTTATGTGCGGCGGGGAAGTGTCGACATTCACGAACTCGTCCGCAGAAGTCAGGGTGGCTCGATTTTGGACGAGGCGAACTGCATGGCGGTGTGCCGTGAGTGTCATACTCGGATCGGCAACTTTCCGCAGTTGGCTTTCGATCTTGGACTTGCAAAGCACGGCTGGGAGCGATGATTCCTCTCGGCGTGGACCCTTCGTTAACTTCAACGGGGTTCTGCGTCGATGACCTAATATTTGCGCACGCAAGTAAATTTAAAGGCGTCGAACGGCTCATCGACCTCAGGGACGTGTTCGTCGACTTGCTCTCATCCCACCTCGTAGACGTCGTGATGATCGAAGGCTATGCCTTCTCTGCTCGCAACAGCCACGCCCACTCGCTTGGTGAACTTGGCGGCGTGTTGAGAGTTGCTGCGCATGAGCGAGACATCCCCGTCGTCGAAGTGCCCCCAACGGTTCGTGCTAAGTTCGCCACTGGTCGCGGGAACGCCAGCAAGTCCGAAGTTGTTAGCGCCATCTCCGCTAAAACTGGGTTGACGTTTGACGGCAAGGGAGCGGATGACAAATGCGATGCTTGGATCTTGAGAGAAATCGCATGGGCTTACCGCGAGCGAAGCAAATTCGACTGGCCTCAATCTCATCTTTCTGCGTTAGGAAAAATTAACTGGCCCCAACTTCCATTCTAAGGAGTAGTAATGAACAGGCGTAGCCAGCCTATTAGTCAAGTCGAAATCGAAGAAACGCTGATGCGGTTGATCGACGACCTAGAAGAAGATACAGAAGCGTTCGAAATCCTCGCCGAAGAAGCAGCGAAAAAGGAAGCCTTGTACAAGGCAACGTGGGCTAAAGAGTACCTCTCCGCGAAGGGGTCAATCAAAGAACGCGAATCGTGGGCCGACTACAAGATGTCGGACCAACACTATGATTTCAAAATCGCCGAAGCGCTGCTCAAAGCCAAAAGAGAAAAACTTCTCTCCCTCCGCACGGCGATCGATGCGATGCGCACCCTGAATGCGAACGTGCGCGCTCAGGTGTAGTGGTAGGGTCGCCGCATGGAAAAGATCGACCAGTCACTAGAATCGCTCGTTGTCGAACTTGACACGTTGACGCCGCTAGAGAACAATCCGCGCCGTGGCAACGTCGAGGCGATCATGGCCTCGTACCGCGAGTTTGGGCAGATGAAGCCGATTGTCATCAAGTCGAACGGCGATGGGACATCAACAGTTATATCTGGTAACCATCAAGTCGAGGCTGCTCGCCGTTTGGGGTGGACAAAAATTGCGGCGGTTCCGATGGATGCCACCAATGAAAAAGCGGTCGCTTTCGCTTTGGCTGATAACAGGGTTTCGGAACTTGGCCACAGTGACACAGCAATGGTGTACGACCTGCTTGAAACTGTGTCAGCCCAATATGTCGAACTTCTGGACGGTCTCGGCTGGGATGAGTTTGAGATGGCGAGCCTTGAAGAGGCGACGTATCTTTCCTCGGACGGTTCTTCGCCGGGGGTTATCATGCCTTCGATCACTGTTCCGGATCCCGTTCAACTGCGTGTCGAGATGCCGACGGATGAGGGTGGCGAAGCAAAAATTGTTGCCGGTGACGACGTTGACCATGTTCAGGTCGCGATTCAGGGCAGCACGGTGGCGGCTCCCGGCTCTGCGCCTCAAGCCGTCGTTCAGTACACGCTCGTGTTCGATAACCCAGACCAGCAGAAGCGTTGGTATGACTTTGTCCGGTGGCTGAGGAACGATCCCGGCTACGACGGCGACACAACAGCAGAAAAGATTATGTCGTTTATTGACGCTCATTCCGAGGTCTGAAGTGATTCATAAATATGGATTTGTCCGGTTGGATGACTGCATGGCCGACGATTTGTCGGTCGTAAATGCGGCCCGCGTTTCGTTTGGCGACAGGCGAGAGAAAATGAACGAGGCTGACCGTGGCCTTATCGGTTTTCTGATGCGCGAGAGACATGGGACACCTTTCGAGCACAACTCCTTTCGGTTTCATGTGAAGTGCCCGATTTTTGTGGCGCGGGAATGGTTCCGTCACAGGATTGGGTCGTTCAACGAGATGTCTGGCCGATACACCGAAATTGAAAATCATGGCTATGTGCCCGAGGGGGACTATTGCCGCGCGCAGGTTGGGAAGCCGGGGGCTTACACCTTTACACCGCTTGATTCAGATCTGGCAGATGAGGTGAGCGCAGTTATCGACGTTCAAGTTCGGCATGCCTTTGGTACGTACAACTATCTACTGCGTCGTGGTGTGGCCAAGGAGGTTGCGCGAGTTGTCCTTCCCGTTGGGACGTTCACCGAGTTTTATTGGACGGTCAATGCCCGCGCCCTGATGAATTTCCTATCGCTACGAACCGATGACACGGCACAGCGTGAAATCCGTGATTATGCCGCCGAGGTAGAACGAATCTTCTCCATCAAAATGCCGGTGACGTTTGATTTTTGGGATAAGGGCGGTAGGGTTTGCCCATGAGCAAACCGATCTCACACGGAACGCACGCTGGATACAGCAGGGGATGCCGATGCGAAGGTTGCGTACAGGCGCACCGTGTTTACAACCGAGATCGGAAGCGTGAGTTCAGTCGATTCAAGCAAGGCATCGGACCCGCGCCAGAGTCACGATTCGTTGAGCCCGACACCTCGCGCGCGCATCTTGAATTTCTCCAGCGGCGTGGGGTCAGCATCAATGCTGTCTCGGAAAAGTCTGGGATCTCTGAGTTCACCCTCAAGAAAATCCGAAGTGGACGATCCACGAAGGTGGCCAAAACGACAGAAGCCGCAATCCTCTCAGTTGGCGCATCGGACTTGGGGCCGCGTCAACTCGTTTCGTCTAAATATTCGGAACAGATCCTCAACGCCGTGAGGGACGCTGGTGTAACAATTGATCAAATCCACCGGCTCCTCGGATACGGCAATCATTACTGGCCTCTTATTAGAGGTAAGTGGATCCGAGTTGAAAATCAAGATCGTTGGGAAAAGTTGTACTTTGATGTGTTCCGGCATCCAGCGCCCTTTGAAAAGTCGAAGGTGACAAAGATGGCGAGCGATGGGAAGGCCAAGAAGTGACACGCCAACGGATGTTCTTGGATATCAGCGTATTAGAGGCTGCTCGCCAGAGGATCCGTCACGTCTATGACACGTTCGACACGGTGTGCGTCCAGTTCTCGGGCGGTAAAGATTCCACGGCGGTCTTGTATCTCGCGAAAGAGGTACATGAGGAGCGTGGGCTGGGTCCGGTAAAGGTTATTTTCCGAGACGAGGAGATGGTTTCGCCTCTCGTTTTGGATTACGTCAACATGGTCAAAGACTTCGACTGGGTTGACATGGAGTGGTATTGCCTGCCTTATGGTGCCGAAGTTTGGGTGCTTGGCAGGCGTCAGTCTGTGATCTTGTGGGGTGAGCAACGTCGCAAGGAAGGCCGCTTGGTTCGGGATTTTCCTGAAGGCGCGATCACTGGTTATCACTTCGGTGTTGATCACTCACAGGCTCTTCCGGAGTCTGTTGACTATTACACGATGCAGGGCAAGAAGGGTTCAACGGCATTTATTACCGGTGTTCGAGCCGCAGAGTCGATGGTCCGCTACCGGTCATGCGTCCAGAAACTGCACGAAAACTACATTGTCCGACCATACCGAATGAAGGCGGGAATCCCCCTCAAGTTTGCCAAGGTCATCTATGACTGGCAGACCGATGACGTACTCAAATTTATCAGCGAGGAGCACAACGCCCCTTACTGTGAATACTATGATCTTGCGGCGCTGACGGGTTCCAATACTCGTGTAGGCATTCCGCTTCACTCTGTTGCGATCCGCAGAATTGGTGACCTGATCGCTACGGAGCCACAGTTCTATGATCGGCTGTTTGAATGCTTCCCGTACATTGATGCTCAGCGTCGCTGGTGGCCCGACTATGACATTGAGGCGGTCATCGAGCGATATGCGGAACAGGGTTGGGATGGTGTCAAAGAAGTCATCGACACTTTTATGATCGGCCCAACGAAGAAAAGTCGAGCGAAGTCGTTTACTGCGGATTTCCGTCGCAAGCATGCGATCGATCCGTATTCGTATCCGATCAACTGGCTGATTAGGAATCTTCTTCTGAACGAATTGACCGTTGCGGCGGCCGCTCCGGTCGGGCCAAAAACGAGGGCCGATACCCTTCGCAAGAAGGCGCTCGCAAAACTTGCTGAGGAGCAAATCAATGGAAATTGATCTGGTAGCCACTGAAAATTTACATGTCCCTGACTGGAACGCAACATATATTCTTCGACCAGATTTGCTGGTGTTGGCAGAGTCGTTGGCGACGGATGGGATTTTGTCTCCGCTCGTTGTTCAGCGTTCGTCGTCGAATGTGATTGACGGATCACAGCGCTTACGCCTTATTGTCGGCAACAGGCATTTGGCAGAGATGTTCCCTGTCGTCCCTGTCATTTGGAAGGACGTTTCCGACTCTGACGCTATGGCGATGCATGTTCAGATTAACCGCGGGCGAGGAACCATTGTCGCCAAGTCGCTTTCGGCGATTGTTCGGGCACTCAAGCGAAGCCGAGCGTTTTCGGTAGAAGATTTTGACCGGCGCTTCTGCATGAGGGGTGACGAGTTGGAACTCATGCTGGATGGAACCATCCTCAAACACCGTGACGTAAAAAATCATCGATATTCCCGTGCGTGGGTTCCCGTCGAGGCACCCGCAGGAACCGTCGAAGCGGCAGGCACCCGCATCACAGAGGAACCGCCAAACGCAGACCGATAATCCACAAAAATCATACCCTATGTGGTGCTACACTTAGCAGGTATCCGTTTTCCGACAAGGGAGATTCTTATGCCGGGTGTAGGTAGAGGTGGAGACGAGGCTCTGAGGCGATCGGGCCGTATTCGCCGTGCGGTTCGTTCGGTTGGTCAGGGTCTCGGCCGTCTGGTCGGTCGCAACCGTCGACGTGACGAGCGTCTTCGCGACATTATTCGCGGCCGTCGCGGCTGATTCTGGGAGGAGCCTAGATGCTCGTCTCAATCAACGATCTGATCACATACATGGACATCAAGTTGACGTTACGTCAACAGGATGCCGCCGAAATGGTTCTGGAAGGTCTCCAAAGCGAACTTGAGACGTACCTTCGTCGACCGATCGAGCCAGACGATTTTGTTGAAGAACACACGCTCGACAACAATCATGTCGGCGTGCCGATGTCGTCGTTTTTCTACAACACCGCCCTCGACACGACGATGTCGCCCATCACGTATACGCAGCCGCCGGTGACTATTTATTTGGCAAATTCGCCGATTGTCAGCGTCACGCAGGTGCGACTTAAGCCGAATCTTCAAAGTTCTTGGATCGTGATGGAAAACGAGCGTGACTATGTTGCCCGCCGGTATGGAATTGATTTGTTCCGTGGTTGGGCTGACGATCGTGTTGAGATCACTTACCGGGCCGGACTTGACGGGTCAAATATCAAAATGTTCAAGTTGATGATCCTTCGTGCCGCCACACGAGAAATGCAAAACATGCACGATGACGTTGTCGGCGTCAAAGATCTGGAACCACGCAATGTTGCTCCGATGGAAACCGGATTCTTGGATAAGGAACTTGCTGCGGTAAAGAAATATCGTCGCGTTCGGGTGGCGTGATGGCCAGAAAGATGCTCGTCTATGTAGACATCGACTGGGATTCCCAGCGCATGGACGACCAAGTTGACGATATGGATCGCCGACTCGATGACATGCGACCGATCTTCCGTGAGATGCGAGATTATTTCGAGCGCAACTGGTCGGCGAATTTTTTGTCGAACGGTCTTCGTGTTGGTGGTTGGCAACCCTTAGATGCGGAGTACGCCGCGTGGAAAGCGCAGCATTTTCCGGGAGCGCCAACATTGGTCCGAACAGGTTCGCTTTTTAACAGTATTCGCTCTCTGCGTGGCGCTCCGAACGAGATCAACCGGAAGAATGCTACGTTCGGCACAAACATCAAGTACGCAAAATTTCACACTTATGGAACGTCGAAGATGCCGAAACGCGAGTTCATTTACGAGCCTGCTTCATTCCGCCGGGATTGGGGCGATCGGATCGTCAAGTATGTAGTGGACGGTGATTCCTGATGTTTTTGATGCACGGTGCGCATTTCGCCAAATCGTACGTAAATACATATCTGGAGAACGATATCCCGACGCGCATCATTTCGTATAGAAATGGCTGGAATCTGGACAGCGAAAGTTTGCCTGCCCCCGAAAAGTATCTGACTTACGAACCTATTGCTCTTGACGAATGGCCAACGATTATTACGGTCGCCATTTCGATGAGCAGCCTTGAGCGGAGCGGCTGGTATGAGGGCCATCCAGAGTATCGGG